TCATCAACTAACATATCAATCTGTTCTTCCAACAGGTTTAACGTACTATCTTGTTCGATCTGCTCAGCCATATCGACTACCTTCAGATCCTCTGTTGGAGCATCTTGTATGCCATCGTGCTCATAGGCGTTGTTGGTATACTCATCCATCGGCACAATTCCGCGAGCAAAAGCGTACCTAAGACCGGTCTTCAGGGCCATTTCAATCGGCCACTGGCCCCACGGTGATTGGTTCTTGTTTCGCTTGTATGCATCTGAGTTTGCTCGACGCTTCTCAATGTCGGCCTTACGAATGACAACAAAATCTTTATTGCCATCTTTGTAGTGTGCAACCACATACACTGCTACAAGCGTATCCCATGATTGTTCAGCAGAAAGGTCGGGCACATGCTCAAGCTTATGCTCCGTGCCTTCAATGACGTGAAACTCATCATCTTCGAATACAGCCTTTGTGCGGAGCCGTACTCCATTGCGTGCGGCCAGTTTTGCAAACCCTCGATGTGATACCTGCCATTGTAGGCTCTTACCTCTTGGCAAAAGGTACACGTCCGGCAGTGGACCTCCTGGCATAAGTCCGGTCATAGCAGACAGAGCAACAGCTTGAGCCACCGATGCGGGATCACATGAATACAGGCGATCATTTGTTTGTGCTGCTTGGCGGAACGCCAGGGCCACTTGTCCTGCTGCGTTTGCTCCCGACTCTGTGCCCATCATTGTCTGAAGAAAATCAGACGCTTTTGTCTCGACGATTGATCGAAACTGGTTGGCTGGATGAATTGCATTAGCCATTACTTCTCTCCTGTGTATTGGAACCTAAAGGTTCGTGTTGGTTCGCTCTCTTTTATGTATTGCTTCGCAATATCAGGGTGATCCTTCTCAAAGCTTGCTCTGTCAAACCGACTTCTTGGTTTTGACTCGGACCATATTGCCACACCAGCGATGCCGTAGGATGTTCCGATCATTTCTTTGATCTGGTTTTCAAGGTGCTTTTTCTGCTTCTCCATTTCGGAATACTGTGAGCGAATGCTTTTTAGTTTCTCGGCCAACTCAATGTGCGTATCAAGTGGCTCAATAAACTCTTTGCTTTCCTGCCTAAACAGCTTTGCGAGAGACTTTGAGCACGCATTGGACCCGTCTACTTCTGGCGGCTTTCCTTGCTCAATGTGCTTTGTATACCATTCGCGAGCAAACCCTAAGATTTTTTCTTCCAGTCGTGGATCTCTGTGAATCTTATATGATCGGTACTCATCCGATAGTGTTGCGAATGCTGCAAGGTCGCATCTTTCGTCGCCTGTAACAGCCATCTGCCAAATGCATTGTGCAGCGTAGTACGGCGGAACGTTACTGCTGTTTGAGTTACCCCAACGGTGATCAAACTTTCGAGTGGATTTTATCTCTAAAAGCCACGATACGTCATCAGACGAAACAAAGAAGTCTGGACGAGCGTGCATCCAAGGTTCTGGCCCGATGATTGGGTCGGCCTCGTATTCTGGGCCCTTCTTTATTGATACGTTGTTAAGGTCTGCATAGTGAGCGCCGATGGCTGGTTCAAGTATGTGGCCCCTGGCGGTTGCCGCTGTACTGAATGGCTCTGTAAGACCGTGCATTCGAGCCCAAACATCCCAAGGACTGCTCCAGGGAGAAAGGCCAAGAATGGCACCAATGCTGCTACTACCTATTGTTGGAATCTGTGTTTTCATTGTTTTCCTGTTGTCTGCACACTGATACTATTTGTGCTATTGAGTGATGTCAATACCATCACTTAGATGTGGACACATTATGACCAAAACGGACATATTTTGACCGGAGAATATAGAATGGACATTAGGACTTTTCGCGAAAGCCATCCCGAAAGAAGCACTCGATTTGCGTTTTGCCACTGGATCAATGAAAAACTTGAACCACGGTCACTTCATATTTCGGTCTCATACCTTCGGGATCTTGAGTCTGGTCGGTCCATTCCATCACTTGCTCTTGCGATTGCCGTCGAAGATATATCGAACAACTCGATTCGAGTACGTGACTGGCTGGGCTTAGCTAAGAGAAAAAGAAACTAAGCTTCTGCTGGCTGCGTATGCTTGGTTGCATGAATCCAGGCTGCAAATGCCTGGGCCAGTGCAAACTCAACATTTAGAACGCTGTGGAGTTGTTCTGTGTCTTGACCTGTACAGACCAAGTCTCCATCATCATCATAAATGTTCCAGCCGTTTTTCTCTTCTACGATAGACCAGCCAACCGGCAGCTTTTCAATGATCCTCATCATATCAGCTACACCCGATTCTTGAGTAGAGACGATTTCTTTTTCGAGCCAATCCGCGCATCGATCCAATATCGTCAACACAATCAATAACGATCGGATTCTTCTTGAGCGGGTGGGGTCGCATGACCCGTCCGATCCTTTGCTGTATTCTTCCAAGAGCCTTCGTCGGAGTCGTAAGAACAACGGTGTCGAGTGACGGAAGATCAAGACCTTCATCTGCAACAGTTGTCGCACATACAACTTGGATTTCCCGTTTATCGGCACGCTCTAATACCTCCTGCCTTTGCTTTTTAGTCATCTTGCCTACTAATGGTTCTGCTTCAATATTGTGAGAACGAAGTGTTTCAGCCATCTTAATACAGTGATCTACACGATCTGAAAGAACAAGTATTTGACGACCGTCATCACACGCTTCCAAGATCCTGTTGAGAATCATTCCGTTTCTTTCGTGATCGGTAGTCATCTTGGTAATCAACTTTGACCAATCGACTCGCTGTGATGGTCCGATCCAGTTTGTGAAAAACCATTCAATGCGTGGTGGAAGTACGTGACCGCTTCTCGCAAGTTGCGCATTGGTAATCTCGTACACGCTTGGCCCAAAATGCCACCAAAGAATGTTGGTCAATCCGTCTGGTCTGTCGGGTGTTGCTGTGAGCCCAAGCCGGTATCGCGCTGGCATACAGAACATGACTGAGCAGAAGGTGTGTGCTGGTACGTGGTGTGCTTCATCGACGATACAGAGTCCAAACTGCTTTCCGAATGCGTATCGTTGGTTGAACGACATTCTTTCGAGTGTTTGGAAAGTTGCGACAACAATGCGTCCAGAGTCGTTTTTCTTACCCGCCCCATACTGAGTAGCCTTTTCGTTGAGCATGGATTCAATGCGGTTCATCCACTGTACCGCAAGGTCATTGGTGTGAACCAAAACCAAAGCCTTGGTGTCAAACTCAGTCATGGCCGCAACACCGATGGCTGTCTTACCGGCTCCGCATGGTGCAATGATTACACCATCGCCGTCATTTTTGAGCCATGAATCCAGGGCTTCCTGTTGGTAGGCCCGCAAACTAAACTCATCATTCAAGTGAATCTTGTCGGCTGCTGGCGCCGTTCTTACGTCAACAAACGCAGCTATGCCCATGCTTGTGGCTGCTTTGCGCGGAATCGCCAAGCCACCACCCCACGGGTGTTCGTGGGGGATTCTGTGACAAGCGTTGATGTGCTGGTCGGGAAGTGCGATGTACTTACCTTGATTTCGTAGGCCCATCGCCATTTTGTATTCTGGATTTACCAGCTTGAATTGATTTAATATGCTTACTTCGTTTTCGTGACCGGGGGCCAAAAACAAGCCCCCACCCAATGCTGCCTTCGTCATTATGCTTCCTTACTTTTCATTGTCAGTATTTCACTTTTTGCCCAGATGTACTTACGTTTTCCGCCGATCATCATCCTCTTCTTTTCATATTGCAACTCTCTAAGTATCTCTGCGATTCGCATTTCATCGCGTCGATTCATTCTTCCACGCTCAATCTTCAAGCCTTCTTCCATGATCAAAGTCATGGTGATGTAGCCCTGCTGAAGCATGAGGTAGTTTGCAATCGGCTCCATCCACGGGTCATCTTGCCGATAGATTTTGCTCGAATCATGTCGTGTGGTATCCATGTCTTTATCCAGATACCAAGTCTCACCATTCTTAAATGCAACGATTGCTTCCGCCCAAAGTTGATCTCGATTGTCTTTGATCCACTGAAGGTTGACCTCATTGACTTTGATGGGCCAATACCGACGAGATCCAGTCATGTCATTGATAAACTGTGATTCGTTGGTTGTACCGGCAAACACAACATGTCGTTTTACCGTAATGGCGTGACGACCGTATGCTGGCCTGTAGTTGTCTTCTTGAGCACTGAGGAATGCCTTGGTAGCGCTGTTCGCTGAACGACGAACAGAGTCCAACTCTGCAACCTCATAGATCCATGCGCGTTGAATCTGTGAATATGAGTTTGGTGAACCAATATCCAGCGGAGTATCAGCAAAGAAGTTTTCTGTAGCCAACGTTCGAAACAAGGTGCTCTTACCGGCACCCTGAGCCCCCGCCAAGATCAATACACAGTCTGCCTTACAGCCTGGACTGTAGGCCCTGGCAATAGCTTGAATCATCCACTTCTCAGCCATCGTCTTGTTAAGGTCGGTATCCTCACAATCGGTCGCCTCAACAATCCATGAATGAAGTCGATTGATGCCATCCCACTCTGTCGAATCAAGCCACTCAATAAGCGGGTTCCGCTTGTTTTCTTCACCGATAAGCTGAACAGTGGCGCTGATGGCCGCCTCGCCAAACTCAAGCCCATACGCCCTGGAAACCCACAAGCTGATGCGGGTGTCGTCGGTATCGCGGTAGTCCCGGTCATCAATCTTCAGTGTGTTGCTAAACGCATTGAGCCAGATCCGGCCTCGCCATCTACGGTCGCGACGAAGAATAATATACAGATTGTTTTTGTTCTTGCGATAGCGTCCGGTTGGTTGGCCTTCTCGGTCTAAGTATTGATCCATAAACTCAGTGATTTGACCATCTGAATCATGTTCACTTAGCTGTTCTTCACTTGAGGTTGGTTCATTGACACAGTGTTCGTTTTGAGCACGATCAAGCAAGTCTGATAACTGAACCTTGTTTTTGATGATTACTTCATCTAAGTCTGCCATTTTAAACCTCCAGCGGCAGTCGGTACGTCATGTGCTCTGGAAGTTGATCGCAGATTAAAGCTGCGTATTCATCCCCCTGCTCGTCGGTGTCAGTGCCAATAAATATTTTAGTTTGATTAGGTATTTTGATTTTCGATATTGCCTTAAAAGAACCAGATGTTCCAGCAACGATAGCCAGTGGTATCGATTCTCTATGTGCTTGCTCACAAGCCCTCATAAAGTCAGTGATGCCCTCACAGATCAAAAACCCGTGTATGTCTGGAATCACGTTGCCTCTCATCATGTGTATGGCGTTTTCGTTTGCCATCAACAAGCCCGATGCCTCGTATCCAGAAGGCCATCTTGTCTTGGGTGACTTGTCGTTCTTGGGGGCGATGCTTCGACAGTGAATGCTTGCAAACTTGCCATCCATTTCGAACACTGGAGATACGATCCTGTACTTGGCGCCCCATTGATGCGGCCACCACTCGGGGTATCGATACTCAGTTGGGTTGGGAAGCACACGAACACACTTGGTTTTGTCGAGAATAAGCGGTGAAAACCTTCTCGACACCAACCACTCATTTAGTGGTTCGCTCCATTTCGGAGCATCGTGGATGGCTTCTTCAAAGGTTTTAGTAGCTTCCCAAAGTGATTTCAATTCGTCAAATGGCGGGCGGTGTGGAGCAGTGGGTTTTGCCACGTTGAGTACCGGTCGCTTTGATGGGTCTGGTTGAATATGCGATGCAACACCTGAAGGCGTGCAGTACCCCTTTTCAGCAAACCAGTCTCGAACAACTGAGCATTCTTCTTTGGTCAACTCGCGCACTGGTCGCTGAAAAAAGTGATGAGCCATAAAGTCAACTACATCACCCTTGGCTCCACATTGGTAGCACTGCCAACCGCTTTCATCCCTGTTGAATCCAACCGGTCCTCTGCGCCTGTCACTACGGCTTCGTTGAACAAGACCGCAGGATGGGCAAGGCCGGATGGACTGGCCGCTGAGTACTTCGTAATCGAATGATGTTGCTATTGATGTAAGGCTTGCTCTCTTTGCATATTGTATCCACACTGTCGGGCTCCTGATTGGGTAATGGCTCCCTATAAGGCCGCACCAGTTTCCTGATGCGGCCAGTCAGGAGCCCATATTGAAGGGGATCAATCCTTCAAAGGCTTTTTTATGTAGCAGGCGTATTCGGCCTGAACAACTATGTTTTCGTTTTTTCGATGATGCCTTCGATTTTATTCTTCCTGGCATCGACGATCGTGTAGTAAGTTTTGAAGTCAGGGGTCAAAGTAATCACCACCCGAACACCAGTTTTGACGTAAAGGTTATTGATCCAAATACACAAGGTATCCAGGGTCGGCGGCGATACTCTTCGCTTCAATATGTCACTTAAACGGTTTCTACTGGTTCCGTATATGTTGGCTGTTCGAGAAAGGTTCCCTTTCGCCAAACCATTTATAGAGTTCGTCATCTTGTAAATGATTTCGTAGGTGTCTACTTTCTCCCTAAACTTAAAATTACTTTTTTTTGATGACATCCGTTTTGGTTTATTCATCTTCTGGTGGAACACCTAACTTGAAGATAGGTATGCGTTTTTCTGGGTATCCAGCCTCAAGCATTGTTTTTTTAAACAGCGCATTTAGTTGATCCATGTACTCATCTGTTGTTAGGTGCGTGGAATTTGCAACGAGATCATTAACCTGCCTGTTCCACTTTTCTTTTACTTTGGGCCATTCTTTTTGTCTTTCTATTTTGGTTTTAATCATTTCTGTCTCCATGTTGTTTGTAAAAGTCCCGTTGCCGCAATACTTACTCACACGGGACAGGCGAGTGTCGAGGATGCGCCCAATTGCGCAGGAGAGTCACAGGCCGGTTAGAAGTAAACCTGTGACTGCTCTCCCGTGGTCAGTTGCGACTGCCTTTGCACGCGAGAGTGTGTA